CTGGCGCTGGCGATGGCGCTGGCTGTAAAATTACCGAATACCAGGGAAAAAATGTTTATTACATTGACTCGATTCCGTGCGTTTTTGAGTCAGTGCATGAAACGTGGTCGGCTGTTCTGGTTATTGATCAAAATGACTTTTCGGTCGAAAAAGCGTTTATTGCTAAACTCGACGGATATTTTGCGCATGGCGATACTATCAAAGACGCTTTTGCCTCAGTAACTGAAAAAGTCATGGATAACATGGACTTTGACGAAAAGAAGAAAACTTTTTTTGATAAGTTCCCTTCATTGACCGAACAGTATGCCGCTATTGACTTTTTCTCATGGCACCATATCATTACAGGATCGTGCGAGTTTGGCCGGAAGTCTTTCGCCAAAGAGCACGATGTCGATCTTGATGGTTCGATGACTGTCAAAAGGTTCATTGAATTGACCAAGGAATCATACGGCGGTGATCGAATAAAAGAACTTGAAGGAATGTACAAAAAAGAAGAGTGACGGTCATAGAAGTGTTTGGCGGTGATAGCCGAGATTAAAACTATCACACTTCTAGCGGGTTCGACTCCCGCCGATTCCATTTTCAAACAGGGGGCTTTTATGTGTCAATTTTTTAGCTTTGTAGGTGATGGATACGGAAACTATCTGTATTCTGATTGGAACGTCAGGAAAAACAACCTTGACGAAAACACGGATAGCCATACATGGATATTAACCAGTAACAAGGTACCGGCTGATAAACAGGATCGTTGGTCAAAGTATGAATATAATCCTTTGACTAAGGATTTTGTAATCGATCAACCGGTTGAAGGACATGAACACAATGACGCTGAATCATGGGTGAATAGGCTTGATTTTAAGACCATTGTGCCGACACTGATAATTAAACCGATTAAAAAACCATTAACGAAAAAAGTAAAGTTTGGTGATTCTGATATAGAAAATCTTAAAAACTGGGCTTCCGCGAGGGCTTCCGTGGTGGCTTCCGTGGGGGATTCCGCGAGGGCTTCCGTGGGGGAAGCCGTGAGGGAATCCGTGTGGGCTTCCGTGGTGGCTTCCGTGGGGGATTCCGTGAGGGATTCCGTGTGGGAAGCCGTGAGGGAATCCGTGTGGGCTTCCGTGGTGGCTTCCGTGGGGGATTCCGTGAGGGAAGCCGTGTGGGAAGACGTGAGGGAATCCGTGTGGGCTTCCGTGGTGGCTTCCGTGGGGGATTCCGTGAGGGATTCCGTGTGGGAATCCGTGTGGGCTTCCGTGGTGGCTTATTATTCATCATTCTTTGATATTCAGTATAAATATGATTTTTTGTCATTAAACAAACTTTGGGAAAGCGGGCTAGTACCATCATTTGACGGTAAAATATGGAGACTGCATACAGGTAAAAAAGCTGTAATAGTTTACGAGTGGACGCCGGAGGTCAAAAAATGACCAAATCATATCTTTGCGACGGTAAGACAGATAAGCCGAAACTAACCAAAGACGACAGACCGGAAGGGTGTAGCGGTTTCCTTCACCGTAAAAACTCCGATGCTTGTAAAAAGTGCAAGTATCCTTACAGCAATGCGAAAAAATAACGATGAACTTGTAACCAGGTATCGGCTTATCGTTTCGATGATAGCCGAAGGGAAAGAGGATCGCGACGTATACGAGCCTATGGGTATATCAAAGCAGAACTATGATAATATCATCATTGTGCTACGTAAGCGTCGAGATATCGAAATCTACAAGAAGCGCGGGAGATACCGGCTTTACACTCCTATAGCGGAAGCGATCGACAAGATAGGCAGTCTAAAACCGAAACCGCGCAAGGTTATCAAGAAGAAAGACGATTGGAAAAAGCATAAGTGGTCATGGTGGGGATTTATAACCCATGACAGCGAAATAGAGTTTCTATAACAGGGGGATGGAATGGATTATACGGTTGATGATTATATCAAGGCGCAAGATGATTGCGACAAAAGAGACACTTGCAGGGGTTGCCCACATTTTTTGAAAGATCTTTGTACAATAAATAGCGATACAGATCTAATCAACGCATTAAAAACAATCAAACAACAGCGGGACGAGTTGCTTGAAAAGGGAAGATCTGTCGTAGAAAATTATGTAAACGATGCCGATGAATGTATTAAGCGCAATCCAGATGAGGGTTTCCCGCAATGCCGGTCTATCGTTTCTATGCGCGACGCCATCGCTAAAATAGAAGGGGGGAAGGTATGAAGCATAATTGTCCGGTCTGTAAGGGTAAAGGATATGTTCCATATACGCACAAAGAATCGATACAGCAATCGGGATACATGATTAAAATGGTTCAATGCAAAGCCTGTTCGGGCATTATCAACAGAAAGAACAGGAAAAAGTCATGACCTATAAACACAACGGGCAAACGTATCGAGCCATTGTCGGAGGTGATTGCAGAAAGTGCGCGTTTTACAATCATCCTGTAATCTGTTTAGAATTAGAGAAAGAAGTCGGAAGCTGTAATTTTACACACTGGCGTGAAAAGCTCGTGAGCCGGTTCCGCAACTGGTTGAAGAATAGGGGGAGAGGGTGAAAGTCAAGATAATCAAGTGTTCGGTTGATACCTACTGGTACTTCAACCATATCGGCGAAGTGTTCGACGTTGTGACAATAGACGCGAAAGATCAGCAGCCGACACTTGGACAACCTCTTGACGATACCGAATATATGCACACCGCCGAAAAGGGCGACGTATATTATATCAAAACCGATGACTGCGAGATTACAGACGCCCAAAACGTCGAAGGAGTGAAATGATGGAACTGACAGACAAGATGATTGAGGATGCGATTGAATGTAGAAAATGCAGTGAGTGCTCTTTCTACATCATTGGGAAGACTGACTCATGTAGAAGAGTACTCGCCCGCGAACTGCAAGCCGAACGCGCAAAGCAGAAGGATGATTTATGGGAAAAGGCGCTTGACGGATGCACTGATTGTCATGTTCATTATACCGACGCAAACGGCCAGACAAGACGGACAATTGATTATCATCGCGAACTTCCAAAAACGAGAGCAAGAGAGATAGCGGAGGAATATGCAGAGATAAAAGACGGCGGTTATGTACGAATGGAAGTCGCCAATCTTATCGAATCCGCGATCCTGAAAGCACGGGCAGAACGGTGGATATAATACTGCAGAGCTTGACCGTATCGAGTCAGAAAAGCCGGTGGAGGATGCAAAGCTGTTTGATGAAAGTGCATACGCTATATTTTCATTGATTGACAATATCCGCGAATATGTCTATGAAACCGAAGCGGTAAACGGATACTTTGTGCTATCGGAGAAAACCGCTCATGACAAGATAAAGCAATTCGCCGAGCGTTATCACCAGTCACGCATGGAAAAAGAGGTAAGTAAATGACTTTACAAGTGGTTCTATCGCATTTAACCGTTTTCTTTATCGGAATGCTTATTATGTACATAGCTTTTATGATAGAATGGCACGATGTTGATTAAAGTATACAGCTATGGTACACTGTATATACAGTGAATGAGACTATAGAGCAGTTACAAACACTATATCTAGAGTCACGGAGCGAAACAGATTTTAATAATTTGTATCGCTCTGTTTCATTGTTAGCACGTCGGATGGTTATAACAAAGCTGAAAAAGTTCGGATCTTACGATGAATCCAGAGCGGGGCAATATTCAACAGAGGCTGCCCATATGTTTATGATGATGTATATCAATCACCCTGGATGGAGTTGCAAGTACTTCAAGACAAGACTAGCGCGGGACGTTACAAACCGGTTATATACAAAAAGACATAAAGAAGATAGATACTATTACGAGCATAATACTTCACTTGAACACATAGACATACCATACACAGAGAAACAAGAAACAAAACCAGACATTTTAGAAATCCTCAAGACAGACAAAGATAGTACCTTTATATATATGACACTCATCAAGGTATCGACAAAAGAGGACTATTTGAAACTATTAGCTACAAAAAAGACAATCCAATGGATTAAAGAGTACATAGTACAGCTTCTATGCCTTTATGATTCTATCAAAGGGGGATCAAATGGGACGAAAAAAACTAGAAACAAAGAAAGATACTTTATCGGCAAAGATACCACTAGAACTAAAGGAATGGTTCGTTAGGCATTGCAAGGAGACTGAACAATCTGGCGGTGAGATTATCACATCTTTATTAGAGTTTTATCGGGGGTTAGAATGACAGAACGCGAAAAGATAGGCAAAGAGATATTCACATGGATAGACAAAGACCATACGTATACTTTGGTACTTATTCCCTACGCTGTAAGTATTGGAGCCATAACTCCAGAGGAAGGGGCAGCGTGTAAAAAGGATCTTGAGGAATACTACGAAAAGAACAAAGTGGAGAAAACTCACATGGAAAAGGTATTTATGGTAATTTTCCCGATACTTGGATTTTCAAAGAGCAAGATTCTTTACAATCTGATAACACAATTGCCTGATTACGTTGTCGAGGGTACTACATTAAGGGTCAACGAAGAGCATATATTGAAGAAATTTGACAAAATGAGTACTCATGCTTTCTATCGTATCATGAATGAGCTTGAGTCAGACGGATATATCACTAAGGGCAAGAACAAGGGCAAAAAGGTATATACAATCAACTTCGACACTATTGAGGATACGTATAATAAACGGAAGGAAACCGACAATGGCTAAGTTTGTTAAGGGTGGAAAGCCTGGCCCTGGTCGGACTCCTGGGCTGATATCATATAAGAATCAAGTACTACGCTCATTCCTTGACATTATGGATAAGGAAGTTGAAACTCCGGAAGGTAAAGTCAAATTTTACGACGCTTTCTTAACTAGCTTTATGAATGAAGCTCTTGACGGAAAGCGAGAGGCGCAAGCGTTTTTTGCGGAAAGGTTGATGAAGCCGGACATACTTGAAACCGTTGACAATTACATAAATAGGGGAGCAAGGGAAGATACCGACTTTCTATCATACCGGATATATAAGGACTGTCACGACATACAACAGCAGATACTATTGTCAAAGAATAAGTACATTTATCTCATGGCCGGACGCCGATCCGGTAAGTCGGTAATAGATCAAAAGAAAGGCGCAGAGAAGGCAATCACAAAGCCGGACGCTAGAATCCTATATATCGGCCTATCGTTTACCAGGTGCATGGAGCTTTTCTGGTTGCCGATGCTTGCTACCTTGTCAGATTTGGGGGTAAAGCCAAAGGAACAGCGAAGAACCGAAGGGCTTATTACACTTCCGAACGGTTCAGAAATACACTTTGTAGGCAATACAACAGTAGACGAGCGGGATAAATTGCGCGGTTCTCAATGGGATTTGATAATCATTGACGAGGTGCAGAGCCAGAAAGCACTGGCGACGCTGATAGAAGAAATACTAGAGCCGACACTGATAGACCGGAAAGGCCAAATGGTTTTATCTGGTACTGGTCCGAAGGTACGCGGCACTTATTGGGAAATGATATGGACAGATCACGAAAAGCACAAAGCCGCTCGGTTCAATTGGGGAATCCCTGACAATCCATTTATCCCTGACTATGAGAAAGTACTTGCAGGAATCCTGGAAGATAAGGGACTGACAGAAAGCAGCCCACTGTTCATTCGGGAATACCTTGGCAAGATTTGCTATGATGATGATGCGCTTGTATATCGGTTAGGTGAACAGAACTACTATACCGACGCTGACCTGACGGCATGGATCAACAGTCAACCGATATCAGATATCAAGTTTACAGCAGGGCTTGATTATGGTTTTGACGATTCGGATGCCTTTTGTATAGTTATGTTCAGCTCAAGCAAGCCGGAAAGGTTCTTAATGTACGAATACAAGCAGAACCGTACAGGCGTAACAGAGCTTGCCGAGAACATGAAGAAAGGTCTCGAGTTTATAAAAAATCATACACTTTTGCAGAATGTACCCGATGCAAGCCGGTTTTTCTACATATACGCTGATACTGCCGGTGGTTGTAAAAAGATATCAACAGAGCTTTGTACACAATATAGATTGCCGATTATGGACGCTTTCAAGGCAAATAAGTATTTTGCCGTCGAGATGCTCCAGGAGGAAATCCGGCGCGGTGACTTCAAAGTTCCTAGAGGTGGAATCTTTGACGATGAATCATTAAAGACGGTATTCAAGCGAAATGACCGCGACGAACTGACAAGATTGATAGATGACGAGGCCTTTCACCCTGACGAAGTTGACGCTATTCTGTACTCAATGCGGTTTGTTTGGATTAACTACGTAAAATGACCCTATATATACGAGGAAACCATGGTTAAACGATTGTTTGAGATTTATCTACAACTTAAAGAAGCTGAAAAGAAACAAAAGCAACTTGATAAAATGAAGGCGAACCCGCTGAATTATGGCATTATCCGTGATCTTGTCAATTCAGCGCAGCGCGGCGTAGAGATAGAAGTCAAGATGGTAGACGGTGTTACACTGACAATCAAGCAGGATCAGCAGATGCCGAGACAACCTTTATTCGGGGAGAACTTTTAATGACTCGTAATCAAGAATATATCAAAACAGATATCAGCCAGATGGAAACCTACCTCTCAAGGCGGGAGCAGAAATACCGGCGCAACTTCAACCGGTACTACAATAACGGCAACCGGTCTGAGGATATCTGGAATATCTATGGAAACGTACTGGCATACTATAACCCTATTGACCAGTTAGGGAACATTCCGTATATCAATGTTCTCCGTTCTTGTGTTGATACCATGCTGTCGAAACTGTCACAAACAAAGGTAAGGCCGTTCTTTAACCCTGTAAATGGCACTTTTAAGACAACGAAGGTATGCAAAAACGCACAAATCTTTTTCGACGAATACTACGAGCAGCAGGATATCTACAAGAAGCTACTGTCAAGCCTGTTTGATGCGCTTGTGTTCGACATGGGTGTTATCTGGGCAGACGATGAGACGGCGAACGTATCGCGCATTCCTCCTTGGGAGTTCCACTTCGACGCCGGTGAAATGAGTATCGGAAAGCTGACGCGCTGCGCTATTATCAAGAAGCAATACCCGCTTATTGATCTTCGGGACATTATCAAGAAAGAGTCTGACTACTATACGGCAATGGAAAGCACACCTAATGCCTATGTTAAACTAGTTAGATACTATGACTTGTTAGGGAAAAAGGAATATCTGTATATAGGCAATGAGCTTATCAGAGAACGCAAGATCTCTTACGACGTTGCACCATTCCAATGGATCTATTACAAAGAACCGGTCAAAGGTGCTTTCTCTGATTCGATGATGGATACCGTTTATCCTATCCAAAGAATGATTGACGAATTGACCTACAAGATTTCAACGGCTGCGCAACTGTCACCGACTAATACTATTTTCATTCCTCGCGGTTCAGATATCAAAACCAGTATCTATGCTTCTAGTAAGATCGGTGACGTATTCGAGTATAACATAGCGGGTGCAGGGTCTTCCAATCAGGTAACGGTTGCCACACCTCCTGCCATAGACCGGCAATACATGGAGCTGTTAGAGCTGTTTGAACAGAAAATGTATAACATCACCGGTGTTTCGCAGTTGTCGGCACAGAGCAAGAAACCTTCGGGAATCAATTCAGGTGTAGCACTTCAAACGCTTGAGGACGTTGAAAGCGAACGGCATAACCCGATTTTAGGTAACTATATCAGACTTGCAAGGGACTTAGCCGAAAGGATTATCGACATTTACCCTGAAAATCAAGACGTGCTTCCGGTTCGTCAGTCTCGGTCAACTATTAAATGGGGAGACATAAAGAAAGAGCGCCGTATGTTCTCAATGCAGTTTAGCGCGTCAAGTTCACTATCGAAAGATCCAAAGGTGAAAATGGAACAGATCGAGAAACTTATGAACATGAAAATACTTGATCCTTCGATGGCGGCTACCTTGCTTGATATGCCAGACCTTGAGGGTGCGTATTCAATCACTACCGCTGCTTATAACTCCAACGAAAAGACTATAGAGCGTGTAGTCGAGAATGGGCCGGAAGAAGATGGCACCTACGGATTTTTTGAGTGTACCGATATCAATCTACTCTACAAGCAAGCTGTCAATACTCTTTTGAGACTTGACGCTTCGGACGAATCGCCGGAAGTTCTTGACCGTTTAGTACAGTTTATCAAGCAGGTTAAGGGAACCATTGATACTATCAATCAAGCTATTATGCCGCCGGTGCAACCTGTTGCCCCTCCGGTCCAGCCACCTGTCGGGCCTCCGGCGGCGTGATCTTTATATACAAAGGGGAATTAAATGTATGATGTGAGTTCGTTATCACCGGAAGAAAAAGACCGGCTTTTAGCTAAGCTGATTGAAGTGTCCGGTATCGAACCCTCTGGAAGTTCTGACGTTCATCCAGACGAAAGCCAGGATCTTGCTATGCTTGAGCCATTCGCAAAAGTGGCCGAAATGCTTATCGGGAAAATGGAGCAACTGGAAGAACAGGTCGAGGCACTGGATAAACTTGTCACCGAAGAAATTATTGGCGGTATTACAAGCCTATACAAAGAGAAATCACGTATGGGTGGCATATCGTCAATGATGGAGAAATACAAGGACAAGTTCGATCCGTACCAGGACTTCTACAAAGAGACGGCGGGAAGTTCGCTGTATGATGATCTTTACGATGAAATTGAAAAGATGAAGGAAGCAGAGCCGGATTGGAACGAGGAAAAAGAATGCGGCAAAGTAGACGAGCTTTTCAATGGACTCAAGGAACATCATGGAAAGATTAAAGGGCTTGTAGCTCCCGACGAGGGAATTGCTATCAAGGTAGAAACAAAAGAAGCCGAACAGGAAGCAGACCCGCTTGAAAAAGTGAAGGCCATGCGGAAAAAGTTCGGGGACAGAACGTTAGGATAAAAGGAGTATTTAGATGCCTATCACGAACGATACAGGTGTAATCCCTGTATTAAAAACTTGGTATACCGATAAGGAAATGGAGTCGCTTCTTTGGAAAGCGTCGCCGGTTCTTCGGGATATGGTCAAAAACCGCGTTGGTGGCGCAAGTTACAACTTCGCTGCTACCTATTCAAGCGGTGGTGCTGCTGCCGGTGATGCTACCGTGGCAAGTGCCAATAGCGCAAACGGTAACGGAAAAACCGCACAGTTTGCCGTCACCCCTGGTCAGTTGTTTTCCGTGTTCTCCGTTGGAGCGCAGGAAGTTCTTGCATCCGAAAACGTGCGCGGTGCGTTCATTCCTATCCCTGCTATCAAGATGTATAACGGTACGGCGGCTTATCGTCGCCTGTTCGCTACTGCGCTTTATGGCCAGGGCTTCGGTGAAATCGGAAATGCTGCTGTCATTACCACTATTGTAGGTTCAAATACCCTTGACCTGGTGCAGAACTCTACGGTATGCAAG